AGCCGCTAATACGATACCACCACAAGATGAACTATATGTTAAAACTTGACCGTCTGTTGAACCTAAACCTGGAATTCTTAATAGATTATGTGTTGTGTTACCAATTGTGATTTCGTTGGAAGCAGTAGTAGTAGATAATTGAGCGTTAAATCCAATGGCAATGTTATTAGTTCCATTAAGAGCTTCACAACCAGCTTGTGCCCCAAGCATAACGTTACATGCAGCACCATCTTCTAAACTTTGTCCTGCTCTAGCTCCTATTCCGACATTTGCCTGAGAAGCATTATTCAGCATTGCTGCAAAACCAATTGCAACGTTACATGCACCACTAACGGATCTTCCAGCAAAATAACCAATATTTACACTACAAGCTGCATTAGTTCCACACCATCCAGCATATGCACCAAGAGAAACAACTCCGCTACCTGTAGTTTTACAACCAGCATTTTTACCTATAGATATATTGTTTAGACCTACTGAGTTATATCTACCAGCATTTTCTCCTAAAGCTATGTTATTTACACCTGTACTATTAACACAACCAGAGTTTTGTCCTAGAAATAAGTTGTTTGTACCTGTTCCACCATTACCACCTAGTGTATCGGATACAATGTTACTACAGTTACATATATTAACAGCACCACTAGAAATCGTTGTGCTTCCACCTAATGCAACAGCAGAACCATTAATTGTAATTGAACAATTTGTTAAACTAGAGTTTGCAATATTTGAAATAGTGTTTGATGATGCGTTAATAGTTTTGTTTGTTAATTCTTGTGAACCTGTTAATGTTGCAACATTAATACCACTTACAGTAAGAGATGTTGGTGCTTCTATATTTGCAACTAATGTTCCAGTAGAGATGGATAAGTTACCTGTGTCAGAAGCTGTTGCTGTAGTTGTACCTACAACAAATTTGTCAGCCGATTCGTCCCAAGCAATAATAGCATTATCACCAGTAGATCCTCTTTCTATGATAATACCAGAATCGTTTGCATTTGTTGATGCACCTGAATTTAATTCTAATAAATTGTCGTCTAAAGTTGTATTGGTAGAATTGACAGTTGTTGTTGTTCCATTAACTGTTAAGTTTCCTGATACAGTTAAATTATCGTCAACTGTTACTGTTCCACCTGCTGAGTCGATTGTAAGATTACCAGAAGACGTATCAATTTCATTATCTCCTGTTACTGCGACTTGAATATTTCCTGTTGTTTTACCTACTACAGTTCCACCTGCTGTGCTTCCATCATGTACTCTTACTGTGTTAAGAGTTGTATCTACTGTAAGTTCACCGACCGAACCTGTATAGGCGTCATTTTCAGCGGTACTTCCTCTTCTTAATTGTAATATTGTTGGCATTCTCTACCTCTCTAATTTAACGAATAACTTAGTATTATTTATAATAGAAAGTTATTCAATGCTCTTTAATTTTTCTATAAACTACCTAAATCCATTGTCAATATATGACCTAAATTATTATTATCAAAGGTGTCTATACTTAATACATTACCAAATGCGTCTGTTGGAGAAGATGAAGGTGCTGATTCCCCACCGCCTAAATCGAAACTATCTAATAAACCAGACAATTTATCAGTGTCAGACAAATAGTGTAATCTATTTGATTGTGTGTATATTGTTCCTAATGTGTTTCCTATATAAGCCATTTTTTATTCCTACGTTGAAATATCATCCACTGTACTTACTAATACGTCAACTGAATTTGAAGTATCAGATTTAACTTTAAGTACGTCTCCACTTTTAACTACATACTTTGCCCCACCGTCTATTAATTGTAAAGTTGAACCTGTATTAATAGGTGCATTTTTAATTAAATACACATCAGTAGAAGTATCTACATCAACAACATAAACATCTACAAAAACTTGTGAACCTGTTGTATTTGACAAAGATATGCCAATAATAGTATCATAACTATCAGCTGTAAAAAGTGTTGAAGCTGTTGTTCCAACATTTCTTGCAACATATCTTCTAAAATTTTGTGCCATAATACTATTTATAGTGCTATTGCCATTGCAATAGCAAATCCTTTCGATGCTTTATCATCTAATTGTGTTTGAATATTAGATGTCACTCCATCTAAATATTGAAATTCTGTATTTGAAACTGATCCATCAGCAACTACACTTGCATCCACAGTTGATAATTCAAAACCACCTGTTATAGAATTGTAAGCCAATACTTGTTTATCTGTTGAACCAAGACCAGGTATTCTAAATAAGTTTATATTATTATCACCTAGTGTAATTTCATTTGTTGCTGAACCGTTACTTGGTTGAGCATTATATCCTAAAAGAATATTATTTGTTCCCGTTGTAATATTACAACCTGCATTGTGACCAATTGCTAAATTACAAGAACCAGTTGCTGTTTTTAATGCCTCATTACCAATAGCAATATTAGAAGTACCAGTTGTTACATTTTCTAATGCACGAGCACCAATACCAATATTAGAACCTGTAGTGGCAGAATTTAAAGTATAATAACCAATAGCAATTGTACATGAACCTGTAAGATTCGTTATTGCTTGATCTGAAATGACAATGTTTGTAGAAGATGGCGACCAGTCGCAGCCTGACGAAGCACCACCAATCTCTTTGATAGTACCAGCATCATTGATATACAGCTTTTGTGCTGATGTATCAACAGCTACCTCTCCACTTACGATATTACTCGTAGTTGGAGTGGTAGTACCTCGTTTTAACTTTATAACGGTCGCCATAACTATTTTTTATGACGACTATTAATAAGTTCCGCCGTCTAAATCTCCGTACTCAACATTTGTACCATTTGACTGAAGGATTTTACCATCAACACCTAATGCTAATTTAGCAAGTGAGTTTGCACCATCTGAATATAAAATATCACCAGTAGTGTATGATGTTTGACCAGTACCTCCATATACTTCACCAATTGCATCACCATTCCAAGTACCAGTTGCGATAGTACCTAATGTTGTAATTGATGTTTGACCAACATATGTAGCAGCAATATCAATACTGTTAGCATTTGCAGTAATTCTATTTGTTGTTCCTACAACATTTAGAGTATTACCAGATTTAGTCATACCATCACCAGCAGTGATTTGGCCAAGACCAGAGAACTGTACAAAAGTTACATCATTTGTACCAACTGTTCCAACAGCCTCACCTAATACCCAACCAGTGTCAGCATATGTAGAACCATGTGTTACCCATACAAAGTCACCACCAGCCATTTCTGTAGGTGTATCAAAGTCTGTTGCTCTAGTTAATACTGTTGTTGAAGTCAGTACATAGATACCATTGTGAGCAGCCGTTGATTCACCAGCAATGATAATTCTATCACCTGTAGTAATATCTGTATCACCATCTAAATCACCACCTGCAATATCTAAAGCAGTTGATAATGTTAATGTTGCACCAACTCCAGAACTACCGTTACTATAAGTTACAGTATTTCCTGTGATTGTAGCAAGAGGAGTATCAATGTAAGCATGTACTTGTTCATGGACATGTAATCCTTCTGCAACAGCATCAACATATGATTTAGTAGCAGCATCTGAGTCTGCTGTCGGTTCAGCAAGATTTGTTATTCTTGCACTTGATACATCTACTGTACCAGTACCGTCAGGATTAATAGTGATGTCACCATTTGTGTTTGTAGAAGAAATTGTGTTACCATTGATATTTAAATTATCAATTTGAGCTTCTGTAACAGCAGAGCCAGTACCAATTGTTCCACCATCAAATGAACCACCATTAATGTCTGGACTTGTTAATACTTTATTTGTTAAAGTTTGTGTATCTGATAATGTTGCAACAACTGTATTATCAATTCCTACAGTTAATGTGTTACCAGAACCAGATGTATCAATACCAGTTCCTCCAGCGATTGTAAGTGTTTCACTGTCTAAATCAATAGATAATGCACCACCTGAATCACCTTGAAAGTCTAAGTCTTGTGCTGTAACTGAATTGTCAACATAATCTTTAACAGCAGCTGAAGTAGGAATAGTTGTATCATTATCGTTTGAACTAATACCTTCTCCTTCAGTTACAATAGCAGACGCTTTAAAGTTATCTACTTCAATATTAGATACAGTTGTATTATCAGCATCAACATCACCTTCAACAAAACCAGAACCATTGTGAACTAATAATTTACCTGATGTAGTACTAATACCAGGTATTCTTAATAGATTATGTGTTGTGTTACCTAAAGTAATTTCGTTAGAAGCACCTTGACTTGAAGGAGCTGCAGAGTAACCAATTACTATATTATTGTTACCTGTAGTTGTTCCGCCAAGAAAACCAGCATTTGCAAATCTACCAAGGTTTAAGTTACATGAACCAGTTGATATGTAATTACCAGAGTTAGCACCTATTGAAGTGTTATCATTTCCAGATGTAATAGCATTTAACGCATTTGAACCTACACCTGTATTTGCTTGTCCAGAACTTATTGATGTCATTGCATAACCACCAATAGCAGTGTTTGAATATGCACTTATTGACATTCCAGAAGAACAGAAAACCTGTGTACCAATACCAATGTTATTGTTACCAGACATACCTGAACCGTTGGCAAATCCTGCAAACTGACCTATCGTAATGTTATTATTGTTTTTAGAATTACCTGATTCCCGACCCATTGTGATGTTACCACAGAAGCCAGTACCACTAACATACGTGCTGTAAGCAGATTTATGTCCTATAGCAATGTTATAATTTGATGTAGATGTAAATTTACCTGCAGAATTACCAATAACTACGTTACCTTTGGACGTTACATTTTGTCCTAAATAACTAGCAGAGTATGTACCAACAGTTACGTTGTCTAATCCAGCAGTAGCACATGTAAAGGAAGCATTACCCATAGTAATGTTTCGACATCCAGTAGTTACTTTTCCAGCAAATTGTCCTACGCCAATATTAGCACCACCTGTTGTAATATATCTACCTGTATTAGTTCCAAGTAAAGTATTCCAAGAACCGGTTGTTAAAGAACATCCAGCATTATTACCAACAACAACATTTTCAGTACCTGTCATTGTAGTGTTTTGAGAATCGTTAATTACAATGTTTGTATTACTTGAAGTTGGTGTCCAATCACAAGCAGCTACTCCACTAATTTCTGTATCAACATAGTCCTTTACAGCCGCTGATGTGGGGAGAGTGGTGTCATTATCGTTAGAACCAATTCCTTCTGATTCTATAACGATAGCTGAACCAGCAAAATCAGCAACCTCTACGTTAGATAAAGAGTTACCTGTGCCGTTTGCGTCAAAAGTTTTATTTGTAAATGTGTGTGTTGATGATGCTGTAGCAACTGTACTATCAATAGCATAAGAAACTTCATTGTTAGAAACGGTTGTGTCAATACCTGTACCACCAGTAAACGTTAAAGTTTGACCTGTAGTAAATGTATCGGTAGTTGAACCATCAGAAATTGTAAATGAACCTGACGGAACAGCAGCAAATGACATGTTACCAGAACCATCAATAGTCAAAAACTGACCACTTGAATATGTGCTTGGTAAAGTATAAGTTACATTTGATGATAAACTGTTTGGCGATTTAAGTGCTATGTATCCAGCACCATTGTTAGTTGCTTGATTTAACTTAATTGAACCACCTGTAGTTGCGTTGTTACCAACGTAAAGATCATCAATTGCATTATTTGAATCTGTTATGATTGAAGAACTTGCTGTAAGAGTACCTGGTGTGTGATCTAACAATTGTGTATAGTATCTACCACCAATTTCTATTGCAGCGTTTGAAGTTGAAGTTGGGTCACCAATGAATAATCTATATCCATTACCGCCCGCACCAGCATTAGTTGCCGAAGTATCGTAAACGTAAGCTAGCTCTCCTTGATTAAGACCACTTGGTGCCGTAGCGCCTGTGGTTCTTTTAATTTTTATTATTGTTGCCATTTATCTCTCCCTTTAAAATGTGCCACCGTTAAGAATTAAGTTTCCACTTTCAGTTAGTATATCATTTCGACTTGTCCATTTTTTAGAACTGTTATCATATTGTAATAATGCACCATCATTTAATGTTGATACATTTACATCAGCCAAACTATTTAATCTAGTTGAAGCTGATGGTACCGTAACAGATACCCGTTTAGGGCCTGCTGAGGTAGTTGTATTAATTTTAGCAGTGATATTTGCCATTATTGCCTTTAAAAATTATAATTTTCTAATATTTATAATAGTTAGGCAATATACAATAACTATTTTACAACATTTTCCTTAGTATCACCACTTTTTATTTCTTCAGCAATTATACCGTCATAGTGTTTTTGTAAAACACCAGTTTTTTCTAATTCAACAGAAAGTCTTAATCTAGTATTTTGCAAATCTTGTCTTATTGCAATACTATTTAAACACTTTTGTGACAATTCACTTCTTTTATAGTCTTTGCCATCAATATTAAAAGTTTGCTCTTGTGTAGAAGTTTGTGTTGTATTCGTTTCAGAACTCATAATTTTTCCCTTTATATATTATAATTTAAACATTTGGTCTTATAGTCATTATTCCTTCAATAACTCTAGTGACCGTACTATCTGACGCAGTTATATCAACGTCATAAACATATCGTGCTGGTGCATCTAAAGCTGCTGTTTGATCAGCAGTTAAAGATAATCCAACAACACCTGTTGTTGGTTCATTGATTGTAGTTGTAATAGTGGTTCTTGTTCTTGTTGAACTGTAGCCAAGTGCCATCTTTGCAGACGCAGTATATCCAGTTAAGTCTAATGCGTTACCATCCGAGTCTTTAACTGTTATTGATGAGCTAAAGGTTGCACCTTGTTCTACTATTAAGTTTGCTATCGCTGCCATAGTACTATTTATACTTTATTTATGTGTAAATGGAATATCATAATCTTTATTGTAAACTAAAATTTGATGACAATTAAAGGCACTTCCATTACACACCCAATATCTTTTATCTGAAACTGTTAAATTTTTATCGTATTTTTTGTTGAATGTATTTACCCAATAGTTCAAAAATCTTTTATTTTTTTGCCGACTTAAAAAATAAAATAAATATTTTAGATTACTATTTAAATATTCCAATTGATCATTGAGTAATATATGAGCTATATTATAACCTTCACCTCTATGAGTTTTAGTTCCACCAACATCTCTATAACTATCTAATACATAATATCTGTTTAAAAGACGATAAACACCTTTTTTCCAAATTGGTTTATTTACAATACTTGAAATTACTTTAACTTCACCGTTATCAATTCCTACTGTTAAAGCAGATTGATCTTCAATTTTAAAATCCAACCAATTCTTCCATAAGTAATCAGTTTTTCTTTCTACTATATAATTTAAAAAGTGTTTATATTCTTCTATATATTTAAAATTATCAGGTTTATCAGTATAACTCTTTAACATTTTTCCACTGTTGTTTATTAATATAGCAAATATTATATTGTTTATCCTCTTGTGTGCCTGCACCACCAATGCCGTTATCATAAGTCATAAGATAATCAGAATTTGTATATCTTAAATTTTTTAAATGATAATTTGTTAATCTTTCTTTATGTATAGCATAATTAATATCACCATTAAACAAATCAAAGACAAGATTTTTTTTAAATTTATCTAAATATACTCCATACTCAGAACCTCTATATTTCAAATCAATCCACTGACATGAACTATACCAAGAATTTGTTTCCCAAGTGTTTAATTTTAAATTAGCTCTATGATCAGCTACACCAGTAATATATTCATAAAACACTAAAACTGGTAATTTTTTAGCTGCATATGTTCCTATTATATTATTATCCAATTTAAAAAACAAAATAAAACTATTTTTTAAATTTGTTGTACAACTAAATATATCCTTATCAACATCAAAAAAATCATCCATGGTATATGGATAATTATCTTTACCTTTTGATAATAAAATATTTTTTAAATATTTAAAATCTGTACTAACTTCAACTTGAAAATTCATTTACTACCTTTTCTCTAAAAGGTTTTTTAAAAAAACCTTGAAATATAATTTTATACTGAGGCTCTCTATTCATGTTTACTACAAAATGTTCTTTGCCTGTATTTGTCCACATCAAACATCCTTCATAAGAGGGCATAACTTTATTATTAAAAACTGAATGACAGTATGGAATATTATTTAAACATAAATTGAAAACATTACACATATCATACGCAAACAACCCACCATCTTTTTTTAAATCAACAGCTTCGTCTGGCACATCATTATGTTGTGTAATAATTCCACCAGGTTCTAATTTTGTGACAAAAATATAAGCAACACCTATATAAGGAAATATGTGATCTTCAAAGAATGTTTTTAATTTAGAACTAAACTGTGTCATTTCTGTCCACGTTCTTACACTATTTACATATTTTAATCTTTTTTTATATTCCCATTGATTTTTGTATAAGGCATCAAACGTTAATATTTGATTGTCACTATAACCTGTATCATTTAAAAACATAATACTTTTCCAACCACTAGCTGGTATTTTTTTAGAATTTTTTTCTGTTCCAGGTAAATCAATATTAGATTGTTGTCTATTATATTTTTTACCTTTTTTTTTATTTCCACCATCAAATGGTTTAGACCAAAGTCTATCTGGTATCGACTTTATGTCATTTAATATAGCTTCAGTAGGCCAAGACCAAAAACTAGATAAGTCTACCCAATCATTTTTAGTTGCTATGTTGTAAAAATCTTTATTTAATTTTCTCATTTAACCATTCGTTTAGTAAAGGTACTTTTTTATTGTCTTTCATTCCAAACCACAAACTTTTAGTTTTTTTTAAATTTAGTTTTTCACAGATATTATCTGCTATGTTTCTATATTTATCGTAAAAATAATTAGGTTCAAAATGCATCAATTGTTCTGCTAAACTTATACCAGCAAGATTTACATATGCCTCTTTTTTATACATTTCAAAAGTACCTATTCTCTTTTTAGAAAATAAAATTCCAACTCTATGATATTGTATTCCGTACATTTTACTAAAACTAAAAGCAACATACCCAACTTTACTTAAATCATATATTTGTTTTACTCCAGATCCACCTGCCCAAGCCAAATCTATAAATGAATTTTTTGTTAAGATGTTTTTTGTATTTTCATGCTCATCTGCTGTATTGTAAAAAGGTAAACTTAAAAAGTTTGTTTTATTTTTTAAACTAATATTTGATTTAAAAAACTCTTTTGCCTGACACATATATCCAGGATATTCGTTAACATTTACAACAGGTCTTAAACTATGTTCTAACATAGATAACGTTATAGATTCAGATATGCCATTTGTAATATAAACATACTTAAAATCTTTTAAACCTTTAAATTTTATATGTCCTTTGTTTAACCATGGTACAAAATCTTCTATAAATTTATCTTGTATCTCAAATCTATTTTTTATTAGTTTTTCATGGTCGTAAATATTGTTATAAAAATTTACTATAGTAGATTTAATTTCTGGAAACTGAATTGTATATGATGGTGTTAAATACATCTTTCAATACTTTCTTCAAATTGCTTGTGTTCTTTAAATATAAATGGTAAACAAAATACGGCCGTTGTTATATTTTCTGAACCATCTTCAAGTATGTAACCTTCTTTTCTCATTTTTTTAATGAATGTTAGTGACTGTTTAGATGTTTCAAAATCAATAGCTCCCATACATCCATATTGTCGTGTGGCAGATTTTATTTGAATATGATCTAAATTTGTTTTTTTAATTTGATTTAGAGTTTCTAAAGCAACAGCACTACCTATTGGGTGACCAGAATATGTAAATCCATGATTAAACATTTTAATTGACTTTTCTATTCGTTCATTTATTAAACAAGCACCCATAGGAAAATATCCATTTGTTATTGCTTTTCCTAAAACTAAAATATCTGGTTGAAAATTAAACTTTTCAAAAGCAAACATTGTACCTAATTTACCAAATCCCGTAACCGTTTCATCAAGTATTACTACACCACCTTTTTGTTGATACTCTTTCAATACTGTCCACACTTCATTTTCCCAACTATAAACACCACCTGCACCAACAATAGGTTCTATTATAACAAATGACATATCAAATAGACCATTTGTTACTTCAAATAATTCCTCACTATTTTTGAATTTATACACACTTAAAGGATTTGAAATATTCCAAAATTTATTAATTTGTTGATCACTTGCGTTAGCACTTAATATTGTTGATCCATGATAACTATTTTTACCACACACAGCAACTGGTTTTTGTGCAAGTTTTATAGCAGTTTCTACAGCTGCACTACCACTGTTTGTGAAATAAACTTTTTTCATATTTGTTATTTCACATATCTGTTGAGCATATGTTTCAGTAACTTGACTATGATATCCTGAAAAATTACTTGTATAAGGTAGTTTTTTTGTTTGCGTTATAAGAGCAGATTTTATACTTTCATTTGAATATCCTAATGGTACATTCCACAATCCTGACATTGTGTCTATATACTTTTTACCATCTGTGGTGTAAAGTGTATAATTTTCTGCGTGAGATATTTGTTCTGCTGATGAATTAATCTTTTTAAAACTTAAAATTTCTGACGACATAATAACCAAACCTCATACCCATTATTTAATTTTACTTTATCTTGCTCAACATAACCTAATCTTTGGTTAAATTTTAAATATTTATCACTACACATAGACCAGTTTTTTGTCCACTGGTTTGTAGTCACGTCTGTTAATGCTCTTGCTAATTTTATACCTGCACCTGGAGTTTTTTTATCTGAAATTAAAAATCCATCATACATTTCATTATCAACTATAGTATACCAATATATAGCTTTTAAGTCATTATCAAAAATGCCTAACCAGTTATCTTTTCCTTTATAGAATTTTTTAATCCAAGGCCATTTTTTTGAAGCAAGTAATAAATGTTTTTTCCATTCAAAAAAATCTGCATGCCAAGTATCTACAAGATTTTGTTGTTTAAGCCAACTATCAACTTCTATATAATCAATATTTTTTATAATCACTCAATATCTTCTAAACTAAAAGAAATTAAATTTGTTTCATTATGTGAGTTTCTTAAATTATTGTTTTCAATTGCTCGATCATCATTTACGAAATTGATATAATCATCTAAGGTTGTCCATTCTGCAAGGGTTGATCTAGTTAAACCATCTTCAGAAATGGTTGTAATAGTTTCTTTCATTTTACCTGCATTTATAAACTCAGTTTTTAATGTTCCAAATGATTCGGTTGGTTCGTAAAAAACTACATCTACCGATGGTCTTTGTTGTATAAGTTTTATTTTTTTTGTCATAGTATTATTTATATAACTCCTACTAGGTGCACTCTATCCTGATTAGATGCATTTAAAGCTGTATGATATTGTGTAGTATCTACAACATAATAGTTTCCATCAGCTGGATAATGTTTTACTTCATTATTTATAATCATAAAACAATCTTTATTTGTTTCAACAGGTATGTGTATTCTTTTTGATAAGTCTTTATGATAAGTATAACATGTTTTTGATTTTAAATTCATTACTCTTGTACGATACATTTTTAAATCTGATAAAATACTGTTAACATAAGGTAGATCAAAAATAAATGTGTTAAAATCTGTTTCTTTATATCCCATTTCATATTTCTCATTCCATTTACCTACACCCCAAAATGGATCTAAATTATCTTTAGTACCTTGAAGACAAATTTGTTCGTCAAACTTAGGCAGTAATTTTAATTCACTTTTTATTTTTTCTATATCTATGTTCATTTTAAATATTTTCTTTCATATAAACTTTCATAATTATCGGGTAAAATTTCATCTTCAAAAGACAAATAGTATTTTTTATATTTTTTATAAGACCTATTAAGAACTTTCATATATTCCAAATCATCAGCTTCAGGTTCCCATGGAGCGCCTAAAGCAAAAGTATATTTTGTCTTATCAAACGTATTGAACATTCCATGTGGCCATTTACCACTTATAATGTAAGGTTTATTTATTTTTGGCACATATTTTTTTCCCGTTTTAGATATAAAATAGAGAGAATCAACATTACCCCTAAAAACAAATCTAAATTTATGTTGCCATGTTTTAAATTTTTCAGGAGAACAATCTATATGTGGAGCATTATGATTATTTGCTTGTGTTGTAATTATCATTATTCTACTTTTTTTAGCCCACGTAAACAAATACTTTTCACACCATTCTATCAATTCAGGCATCAATAATGCTATATCACTCCATTTTCCATCACGTGTCATTATAGGAATGTGATGACAAGTTCTATATTCATCAACAATCATTTGATCATAAGATATGCTGTCTAACACACTTAAAACATTTGGAGGGTTGGGAATGTCTATTGGTAAAAATTGCAGTTTTGAAAAATCTATGGACATACTGTAACTTCTTTTACTCTATGTGGTTGATTAAGTACCCAATCTATTACAGATATACAATACTCAATTGACATTTTCTTTTTATCTATATGTGCTACTCTAGGAGAATCAAAATATCCAAATCTAACTATTGTTGTATTAATTCCTTGATAGAATAACTGATGATTTGCTTTATCTAGTGCTGATTTCTCAACAGCGTAAATATGTTTGACTTTTTTTGTTTCATCAGGAGAATTAGATCCAATATTGATAATTCTTTTATTTAATTCTGCAGCCTGATATAATAATTTAACTTGTTCAAATCCATTGTGTTTACAGTTTATAAAAACATCACAATCTTGTAAACTATCAACTGTATTGTATTTTTCACGTAACATTTTTCCAAGGCCTCTACGAGTGCCAGTTATATAAAATTTCATATGTATATTTAGTTTATAAATAACTGTATGACATTGGCAGAAATATACAAAAAAAGAAAACAAACCACAAAATATGACCAAGAAAATTATCCTGATATGGATACTGTTAAAAAAATATTAACAGAAACTTTTAAAATTACAGCTTCAAAGCAAAATCTATATCCATACAAAGTACACGTTTTAGGTCCAAATCATAAAAATATTAAAAAAGACTTATATGATGTAATATGTCACCAATCAGGAGGTTTCAATAATATTAATATACTCCAAGCCCCATATTGTTTAATATTTACAACAAGGTGGGTAAATAATCCTGATCCTGTTATATATGATAGAATGAAAAGAGGACATACATATACCGTTTGTGATCTTAAATTATACAATAGTGCAAAAGCAGCAACTTGTGTAGAAATAGGAATGTTTAGTAAGATATTAACAGGCTTGTGTTTAGAAAAAAATATAAATGTTTCATATACATTATGCTTTCCAGATTATGAAAAACACAAAGATTTATGGAAAAAATTATCATTTATAAAAGATCCTGTACTTTTTAGTATGCAATTAGGATATAGAACTGGATTAGTAAACTATAATAAAGAAAAAAAACCTCACATTGATGATGTAATAAGTTGGATAAAAGATTGACTTTTATATAAAAATCTGTTATAATATAGTATGTTAATTAATATTGTTTGTACAAGTAAACCTGGTGATGGCCTTTTACATTACAGCTATGAACATTGTAGTTACTTAAATTCAATCGGTCTTAAATGCCAATTAGTTATTATTACTCACAAGAATTTTAATAAAGAAGATTACACTAACTCTATTAAAGAGTCGTATATAACATACGAAAATGTAATATTTGATGAATACACACCCACATCAAATGACATAACATTAATAATGGGTAGAAGTATGTTAACTTTAGCATATTTAAATAGAGATCATTATAGTACAGATCAATTATTATCGTTAAGATTACTTTTTAAAAATAATCTCGTTTCAGTTTATTCTGAAAATCATCCTAAAGAATATCTAATAGCATTAAAATACTTTACTCCTAAAAAAGTTTTTGATCTATGTGATTATGATGTATATCCAAATGGTGTAGGCAAACATTTTGAGAAAATGATTAACTTTGATATATATAAACCTATAAAACAAGACATACAATTTGATTATTTATTTTTAGGCACTAATAAAATCTATTATAAAGAAATAGAAAAGGTCATAAGTAATTACAAATCTCACGGTATAATAACTTATGATGAAAGCTACATTAATAAAGATTATAATAATATATTTGTTCCCGTCAAAAATCTTCTAGGAATATTTAATACATACGTTTACACAAAACCTTATTTTGATCCCGCTCCTAGAATAATACAAGAGTGTAAATGGTTAAGAAAAAAAATAATTTATTTAAGAGATAAAAATATAAAAGATGGTGGTTCTGTTTACTTTAAGAGACCTGTACCTACAAAACAAATGTATTCAAATAATATAAGTATATTAATAGAGGAATTAAAATTATGAAAATATTAATTACAGGTGGTTTGGGATTTATTGGATCTAAACTAGTTGAAGTGTTAAGTGTAAACAATTCAGTAATAGTTTTAGATAATAAAGACACTTACGGCCTACTGAATAAAGAAGAAGAAAACTTATTATATAAACAAAGAACAAAAAATTGGATCAACAAAAATATACAAGTTATTAATGGAGATATTTTAGACCATAAATCTTGTTTAGAGGCCTTTGAACATAGTCCTGATATTGTTATACATCTGGCAGCATATCCTAGAGCATCTATAGTTGATAATAATCCTATTTTAGGTGTACCTAAACTTATAAGTGGTACAACAAACATACTTTATAATTGTGGTTTATTTAATGTGAAAAAAATAATTTATACAAGTAGTAGTATGGTGTATGGTAATTTTACCGATGGTATAAAAGAAGATGCAAATACAAAACCTACAAACATTTATGGTGAAGCAAAACTAACAGGTGAAAGACTAACTAAACTTTTTGCTAAAAAAAATAATATGTCTTACATCATTATAAGACCAAGTGCTGTTTATGGATTAAATGATTTACCTGATAGAGTTGTTCCTAAGTTTTTTAAGAAAGCAATTAATAATCAGACTATTACATTACATAATGGAAAAAATAAAGCAGATTTTACTTTTAGAGATGATGTTGTTGATGGCCTTATAAAAGCTGCATTTTCGGACGTAAAAAATGAAAGTTTTAACTTAACCGCTGGACAAGCATTTTCTTTAAGAACATTATCAGAAAAAGTAAAAGATATAACTGGAAGTAAATCTAAAGTTGAAGATGTAGGTAGTCACAATTTATATCCAACAAGAGGAACATTAGACATATCAAAAGCAAAAGATATGTTAAACTATATTCCAAAAATAACTTTTGATATTGGATTAAAAAAATATTATGAGTCGATCACAAAATATTAATATTCCTTTTACAGATTTATATTCACAATATAAAGAATTAAAAAAAGATATTGATAATTCTATAACAGAAATTATTACTAATTCAGATTTTTTAACAGGCAAAACTGTAGAGAAATTTGAACAATCAATTTGCAATTACACAAAATCAAAATCTTGTGCTTCTGTATCTTCAGGCACTATGGCATTAATCTGTGCTTTAAGGGCATTAAACATTGGTAAAAATGATAAAGTTATTACTGTAGGACATACATTTATATCCACTACTGAATCTATTTTAAGTGTCGGTGCAAAACCAATTTTTGTAGATATAGACAAATATTTTCATTTAGATATTAAAAAACTAAAGTATTATAAAAATACTAAAGCAATTTTATTTGTAGATTTATATGGTCAAACACCAGATATAGATAAACTAAAGAGATTTGCAAAAAAACATAATTTATATTTAATAGAAGATGCAGCTCAAAGTTTTGGATCTAGTTATAAAGGAAAAAAAGTAGGAAACCTTGTTGATCTAACTTGTTTTAGTTTTAATCCAATAAAAAACTTAGGTGCAATGGGAGATGCTGGTGCTGTTACAGGCAGAAAAAAATTAATTAATAAAGTAAAGATGTTTAGAGATCATGGAAGACATAATTCAATGTATAAAGAAATAGGTTATCAAGGTCGTATTGACAATATACAAGCTGTTATTATTGAAAACAAATTAAAAAAACTAGATCAGTGGATTGAAAAAAAAATTAAAATATGTAGAAGATATACAAAATACTTAAAACATATTGTTAAAACACCTGAAGAAACAAGTTGGAGTAAACACACTTATTATGCCTATGTAATCGAAACTCCTATTAATACTAGAAATAAGTTAAAAAAATATCTTTTGAATAATGGTATATCTACAAATATTAATTATAGAGAACCTACACATCTTTTTAACTCGAGCATAAAATTACCTAAGACAGAATATGTTTGTAATAATATTTTAAGTTTACCATGCTATCATAGTCTAACAATTAATCAACAAGACTACATAATAAACAAAATAAAAGAATTTTACATAAATGAAAAAAATATTACTAGTTAGTGGTTGCAGTTGGAGTTATAAAAAATTTAATTCCATTTTTCATCCTAATATGGATTGTTCTTGGCCTAAATGGCCCGAAATATTAGCAAATAAACTCAATATGGATTGTGTTAATTTGAGTTATAGTGGCTCAGGACAAGAATATATTTTTTCTACGTTAATTGAATATTTGTCAAACAATATGAAAAATATAGGACTAGTTATACCAGCCTGGTCTAGAGCACCAAGACGTGACTATCAAACTAACAATATATGGACAAATTTAAGAAATGATGATAGAGGAGACTCAAAGTATTATACTTGTAGAAGTCTAAGATATTTTTACATGTTTCAAATTTTTTGTGAAAGATATGATTTACCATATAAACAAGTACAAATGATAAGTGGTTTAGATTTAAAAACATTATTAACCAATTCAATTTCTAAAAAAATTGATGAAAAAAGATTTATTGGTTGGCCGATTGAAAAAGGTATAGGAGGTTATTCTATTCATAATAAACTAGATCAAAATACTCATTTTATATCTGAACAAGACAGACATCCAAATGCTGAAGGACAAAAAATAATAGCTGATTTAATTTATGAAAATTTATAGTGTCGCATTAAACTTACATGATCACAATACGTATGATGGTATATTTCATAATCAAAGAGAAAGATATACCAGATTCAAACACAATGTGCCGTTACATTTAGACGCATATCCACACCATAGTGATGAGCAAAAAATGAACATTGATGATTACAGATTAAGTATAGATTTTTATAATGAATATTTTAAAAAAAATAAAGATTATATACTGGCCTTTTCTTTTACACAAGGTGGATTAAAAAGTATCAACAGTCCTTTTGATAAAGAACTATTAAATTTTAAACCTAAAAAGTTATGGGACCACTATAATAAAAATAATATTTACTACATAGATCACCATCAAGCACACTCTACATATGCCTATCTAAACTCAAATTTTAAAGAATCTGATATTTTTGCAATAGATGGTATGGGATATAACTTTAAAAGTATTTTTATAGACAAGTATGAGAACATAATAGATATGTCAAAACATTTACCTTTAGGAAGATTGTGGAACGATATGTCGAAATTAACAGGTTTTGGATCACTTGGCGCAAGTAAACTAATGGGACTTGTTGGATATGGTAGTTATAATGATTATTACTATAATATTTTTGATTTACTATTACAAAATGAAAAAAAAAGTAAACTAATTAATTTAGAAAAATTTGGTAAAGAAGATTTAGCATTTACACTACAAAAATTTACAATAGATAAGATAAAAGAACATGTGTATCCGTTAAAGAGTTGTAATAATCTTTGTATTGCAGGTGGTGTTGCTTATAATGGATATATGAACGAAGAATTTACAAAGCATTATGAAAATGTATTTGTACCACCTGCTGTAGGTGATGAAGGTCAGGCAATAGGCATATATCAACACGCTGATTACGTACTAAACAACAATATACATAAATCAGAAACATTTGCAGGTAAAGATTATGAATACAATGAAGGTAAAGAAGTGAATTATAAAGAAGTTGCACAGGCCATTGCTGACGGTAAAATAGTAGGTTGGTTTCAAGGAAAATCAGAAAGTGGTAATCGTGCATTAGGAAATAGATCAATACTTGCGGATCCACGCAATCCAAATATTAAAGATATTATTAATAGTACAATTAAAATGAGAGAAGACTTTAGACCATTTGCACCTACAGTATTAGAAGAACATTACAAAGAATATTTTGATACAAGATTACCTAGTCCGTATATGAGTAGAATATGTAAAGTTAAAACTGATAAAGTGCCTGGAATTACACACGTTGATGGTACTGCTAGAATACAAACAGTTAATAAAAAATTTAATGAAAAATTTTATAATATCATAAATGAGTTTTATAAAATAACAGGTATACCTATGTTATTAAATACTAGTTTTAATTGTCAGGAACCTATAGTAGAGAATCCTAAACAGGCAATAAATACATTTAACAGAACAGCTTTAGATTTGTTAGTTATAAACGATAGGATGATAAGAAAATGAAAATAGTATGTATAAAGTATGGTGATAAATTTTCTTTTGAACACGTAAATCGTTTGTACAGAATGGTAAAAAAAAACTTTAAAGAAAAATTTGATTTCTATTGTCACACAGAAAATTCTGAAAAAATTTACGAAGATATTAAAATAGTACCGTTACCAAAAGAATGGGAAGATTACAAGACCGAGGACTATCCATATTGGGTTAAACTTCATTCATTTTTTGAAAAGCCTACAAAAGAAACAACAATATATTTTGATTTGGATATTATTATACAAAATGATATAACTCACTTACCAAAATACTGTGTTGACAATAAAATATGTTTTGTCAAAGCTTATTGGAAACCGCATTTTCATTTAAAAACTCCACAAGCACCAAACTATGATATGGATTTGAATGCTTCGGTTATGATATGGAAAGGCGATTGTACCTGGGCTTGGAAAAAATTTAAAGATAATTTAGATCATTATGCTTTAATGTACAATGGAACGGATCCGTATTTGTATATTCATCATTTTGATAAACTTAATTGGTTACCTAGAGGAGAAGTATATTCACGTTTATATGGAATAGATGAAAATAACTATTATAATCCTTATGATTCTATCAGTAAGGTAAAATACTTTTATAACGAAGATTATAATATTTGTATTTTTAATGGATGGAAAAGAAAAAAATATAAAGACGGTACTTACAAACTAGATGATAATGGATATATAGGATTGGAAAAATACTTTAATGATTGATTTAGAAAATAATACAATAGATTTAGATTTTTTTAAAAAAATAATAAAACAAGCATATAATAATGAATTTAATAATTCAAAACATTTACTTGATTCCTTAAACTATACGCAGTTTGAAAGTAAACTAAAACTACTAGAATATATTAATCTATTAGATATAGTAAATAAAAACTGTAATGTAAGTGTCCTAGGCTGTTGGTTCAACTCTATTATAGCAGGAGTATTAGCTAATAAAGTAAAAAATATAACAGGATATGATATGGACAAATCTGCAATACAAATTGGTAAAAATATTTTTAGAAATCATAATAACGTAGATTTTTTCCACTTAGATATTTTTGAAACAATAAAAGATCGTATAGAAAAAACTGATCTTTTAATTAATACTTCTTGTGAACATATGAAACCTATGAAAGAATGGCCATTTTGGAACAAAATTAAACAGAATACTTATATAGCATTTCAATCACATAGTAACAAAAATATTAAAGATCATATTAATTGTGTAAACTCTTTAGATGAATTTGAAAACCAACTTCCAAAAGATATAAAAATTTTACTAAAAAAAGAATTAATTGAAACAAATAGAGAAGGTATACGATTTACAATTATAGGAAAATATGAAAAGAATAATATATAGTTTTTACATTGACATTCCTAAAGATGAATTAGATATATTTGACAAAAATATACTTAAAGAAAATCATACACCAATAAATTATGTAACTAAAAATGCATTTAAACAAAACTACACTAAACTAATAGCCTGCAAACAATGGTATGCTGATCAAATAAATGTGCCTTTCAAAATGTTTGAATATGATACTAATTTTATATTATACAAAGATAACTTACAATCAAAATATCCATTTCTTACAACCTATAATATAGTTAATTTTTATAAACTACATTTACTATATGAATTATCAAAAGAATATGATGAAATACTTTATTTAGATTTTGATGTTGTGCCTATGAAATCAGACAACTTTTTTGAAACTTGGGATTTATCAAAAGGTATAACCATTCATCACAATACACATAAAGTAATTAAGATGGAAGCGATAACTGAATATTCACAAACTATTCGTAGTCCAACATCAAAATACTACAATGCTCAAGCAATGTTGTTAGATAGAAATTTAAATCCAAATCATAAAGTTGTAAACACAGGTATTGTTGGTGCAAGTAAAAAATATCTACAACAATTAAAATACTTTGACAACTTTGATTCAAATATAAAAGAAATGAGTAAACTAACAACAGGCCATGATATGTTTTCAAAAAAAATAACAAACTTTTTTGGTTGGGATAATGAAACACTTTTTGCAGTTAAACTTGCAGAAAACAAAGTAGATGTACAGTGGTTAGACAATAAGTGGCATTACTTTTTTGGTACTGAATATTTTATACCAAAAGATGTAATTATGTGCCACACAATAAACAAAAAATTTGACATTGTTTGGAGAGCATACAATGCTTAAAATTTGTACAGTTTATTTTAAAGGTTTCTATACACCCGATTACGTTTCAAAACTTTACAGATCATTAAAAAGAAATAGTACAATACCTTTTCAATTTATATGTTTAAGTGATACGGATGTTGAAGCTGATATTGTTTTACCTTATAACCATAATAGTAATATAGTAAAACACTGGCATAAATTAAAGTTTTTTAGTCCTCAATTTGCTTATCAACAGCCTAATGATGACATCATTATAATGGACATAGATCAGGTAATAGTAAATAACATAGATGAATTATTAAACTTTCCTGTACAGGACAATGAATTAATAAGTTACGGGCAATGGTGGGATAACAAATTAAAATTAAATGGTGGATTTTACAAATTTAAATCAGGTAGTTTAAAAAGTATATGGGATGACTTCTCACTTAATCCAGAATATTGGCAGCTGCATTATTACAATAATGGTGATGTACATGCAAAATATTATGGAGAACAAAATTACGTTAATTGGAAAATACAAGAACATAAAATCAAACTAACTACAACACCTAAACAATGGTTAGGTAAATATACAAATGATTTCAAAAAAAATTTACAATTGAATAAAATATATAGTCAAAAATTTGATACAGACTATATGATATTAGATGAAGTAAATGAAAATCTGAAAGTAATACATTTTACTGGTGTGGGAAAAACAGTAAATGAGTGTAAATCAATTTTTATAAAGGACTATTGGAAATAATGAACAATGCTTATAAGGGTGTAAATATAGACATTGGAGCTAGATGTACTTTAGAGTGTTCACAATGTAGTAGAACAAAATTAAGAAGAAGAGGATTGCCAATTCCTGGAAAAGATATAACAATAGAGCAATTTAAAAAAATAGCAAATTTTTTTAAATACATAAATTTTTGTGGTCAAGTATCAGATCCTACTATGAATAATGACTTCATAGAATTTTTAAAAATATGTAATAATAAAAAAATTACAACTTCGGTACACGTAGCGGCATCCCATAGAAAAGAAAAATGGTGGAATGAAGCATTTGAAGCAAATAAAAATGCACAATGGACTTTTGGTATTGATGGATTACCTGAAGAAAGTCATAAGTATAGAGTTAACCAAGATGGAGTTAAATTATTTAAAATGATGTTATTAGCTAAAAGCAAAGGTATAAAGTGTGTCTGGCAATACATTGTTTTTAACTATAACGAGAATCATATACTACAAGCAAAAGAAATAAGCGAAAGTCACAAAATAAAATTTGACTTATTATTAACATCCAGATTCACTAAAGATGATCCGTTAAAACCAACATCAAAAAAATATTATATACCAAAACCACAAAATGATTTATCAATAAGAGAATATTTAAAAAATGAAAAATAAAAAATTTGTACCAAAATGTATTCACAAAAATAGACAAATGGCATTTACATCCACAGGATTTTTAGTACCGTGTTGTTGGATTGATAGTCCAGTTGGTAGAAACGATCCAGTTTTAAGTAAGTTTTATGAATCAAAATGGCATATTGACAATAATGATTCTATTGAAGATATATTAAATGGTGATTTATATAAGGAGTGGTGGTATATGTTAAAAAACAATCCTAATAATGCACCAAATTATTGTAAATATTATTGTACAACCAAACCAGAAAGTGGTTCTACTAAAAAAATTATAAAAATACCAGAAACTTTTAAAAAACAATCTAATTTAAAAACAAGAATTATATGTGCTATGTGGGGCAAAAAATATAATAGCAATCATGTAAATAATTTGAAACACATGATTGATAATTATTCAGGTATAACCTATGATAAATTTGAAATTATAGATAAAAATCTATTTAACAATATGTATAATAAGCTTCAAATGTTTGATTTATTTAGAGATCATCATAATATATATTTTGATTTAGATGTTGTCATATATAAAAAAGTACCTAATCTTATAAGAAAGAATTTTACACTATTAGACGACACATGGTGGAGAGAGTCTGCTCATACACCTTTAAATTCATCTATTATATCATGGACTGGAGATGTTTCACATATATGGAAAAAATTTATATTAAATAAAGATTTTTATTTAAAAAAATACCCTATAAGTATAGATGAATTTTTTTACAAAGAGATTGAGTACAAAACTTTTGATAATTTTTGTTATTCCATTAAGGAACATCAATATGATAAAAAACCATTAGATAAATTTAGTGTATGCACTTTTGGTCAAATGCAGCATTTATTAGAAGACGGTTGGACAGGTTGGTGGACAAACTATTTAAATAAATTTAAAGCTGATTGAATCGCTTCTAATTTATTTTTTGATTTTCTTAATTTACTTTTTTCTTCATTATTTTTAGAGTTAATTACTGTATCTGTTTCAAATAATGCTAACTTTAATGCAAAAAGGTGATCTGTATTATCCAAATCCTCAAACATTGTTTTTATTAACATAGAAAAAGTACTACTATCAACCTTACTGTTATCTATTAAAAGACCACTTTTCTTTGCTATCTCTATAACACTATTTTCAAACAATTCTTTTTCTGTTTTATTTTTTTGATATGTTGACTCATGTAATTGATCAATATTCATATACTTTGTAAGTGCTTGATATTGAGGATTATTTTCTTCGTATGGTATAATAGTTGTAAATACTGATTTTTTATCTTCAGTTGTTGTTTGCACTTCTATATTTTTTCTTTCGTTATCTATAAAATATGCAGTTAAAAAATTATCTTTTAAAAATTCTTCAGTTAACATTTTTGTTCTCCTTTATATATTCAAATAAATTTATCGTTGGTTGCCATCCTATATTATATAGTAAAGTATTATCAGCCTTATTGTCTAATCGCTCAAACATATTTCCCACAACACGTTGACAATTAATTTTAAAATAATCCACTATATCTAAAAGTTTATTTGTTACACCTGTACCAATATCAGTTACTCCAGCTAAATTAGAGTGTGCCAAACTATCTATCGCTCTCACTAAATCATTAACGTGTATAAAATCTCTACTATGATTTGTATTAATAAAAGGAACATCATTTCTTAATATTCTTGGTATTAACATACTTTCTCTAGCATTAGGACCATATACAGTTGTAAATCTCATACCTAAACTGTTTGCATGTGCTACTTGTTCTAAACCATATTTACTCATTGCATATGGATTTCTCCATGGCTCATGTGCAGTTGATGAACTAGCATATAAGATTCTAGTATCTTTAAAATAATCAAAAAGTCTTTGACCTGCAATTACATTTTGCTCCCAATATTCTGTAGGTCTTTCTAAACTATCTCTCACACCCGACAGACCAGCAAGATGTATAACTAAATCTACATTATACTTTAAATCACAGGTTAATAAATCATTACCTGTTTGCTTGTCTATACAAATTACTTTATGATTGTTTTTAAGAAAATTATATAAGTGTTGGCCTATAAAGCCTTCACTGCCCGTCAATAATATATTCATACTAAGATTTATTTATACGTAAATAATAAGTATTCGCTGTTACTGCTGTTCCATCTGGAAATTCTTGTGCTCTATAGTCGTCTGTGTTTACATACAATTGTTGATAGTTACCAGAACCATTTAAAATAGTATCACCCATTCCAGAACCTCTTGTATTACCAGAACCAGATGTTCCTAAATTATAACTAATTGAATAGCCATCAGCAGATGAAGCTGCTGTATATCTAATCCATTCTTGCAATAAGGAATTAAATGTAGCAGATGTAAACTGTTGAATATTATTTGATGCATTAACATAATATGGCAACGTAAAACTAGGTGCTGAACCATTTACTCTATGTAAATAATAATTTGTAATTGTTGTTGGTTGATCCAGTGTTTCTGGAATACCACCAGCAGTATATAAACTTGTATCAGCTCTTGTATCTGTAAATATCGCTGTTGCTGAACCACTTACTTCAGTTGCACCAGCAACAGATGAAGAACTTGAAATAAAATAAGTACCTGCTTGTTGTGTAGTGGTTGTTGCAGCTGTTAATAAATCTATCGCTGGGTGTAAAAATGTATCTTTTACATCTTGTAAATTCATTGCTTGAATTTGACCACTTGCATTATAATATGATGGCCAAGTTTTGCCTGTATCAGTTGTTGGTGATACAGATGCTGTTGATGAATTTATTTTTGAGTAACTTACTGTTACTGTACTAGGTTCTGCTGTTGTAGCCTCACTTGGGAATGCTGTTGTGCTTGTTGAATAAGAACCAGCTTGTTTTCTAGTATCTGTAATTGTTCCTAAGTTTCCACCTGAACCAACTACTGATAAAGTTACACTTGGATTTAAAGAATATTGATAAATTACTTGATCTACTATCGAGTCAACCATTGCAGTTGACATTTCTCTTAAATTTCCACTTACTTCATATAAAGGTTTTCTAACTGCCATAATATCTCCATTATTTAATATTAATAAATCTATTTATAATATTTTATGCTCCTGCTCCATATAGTGTTTTTACAACTACACCTGATGAGTTTAAAATCTGTAGTGTAACAACGTTTTTAAGTTGATCTTGCCCAATTGCATCATTGGCCATATTTGCTTCCCCAACTGTATCTGTACCAATCATTGTTCCTGTAACAACACCAGAACTGCCTGTAGTTACAACTGTACCTGTTTCATTTGGTAAAGTTATTGTTCTATCTGCTGTAGGATCTATAGCAACTAAATCAGTTTCAAAATTATCGTCTGTAGTACCTTCAAAAACAATACCATTGGAACTTTGTGTATAGAAATAACCAGAAGTTTGAATATTTGCATTACTTGTAATACTTCCTGAACTGCTATTAATAGTACTTACTGTTAATGTTCCAGTTACAGTTAAACTATCATTAACTGTAATTAAAGATGTATCTGATGAACTAATTGTATTACCAGCAACTTGAATAGTTCCTAACGAATGTGTACCAGTTCCTTGTGCAGTAAATTCTCCTGTAATTGTTACATCACTTGGTAAAGAAAATGTAATTGTATCTGTGGCAGAAACTACAGCATTAATTTGATTAGCTGTACTTGCGAAAGTAATTGCTTGAGTGTTTGAAATTGATTGTGTATTAGAGCCATCAGTAATATCAAATGATAAACTTCCTGCAATAGATGAATACAATTCATTTACAGCACCAATTACTGATGTTGCAGAAATACTTGGATTTAATGCACCAATATCACCAAAATCGTTTTCAGATAGAGCATTAAACTCCGTTCTAAACGTTTCAAGTGTATCTGTTGCTGCTATTGTTCTTGCGGCCATTATTTTTTAATTACCTCTTTTAATAATTTTTTAATTTCAAATAATTCACTCTTTAAAGTATTTATTTCTTTTACTGTATCTCTTAATACATCACTTTGTTTTTCTCTTGCTTTACGTCTATTCATATAAAGTTGATATTCAGACTTATTTACATTTACAATTGCGTTAGAGTTTGTATCTCTTACTAAACTTGCAAAACCTTCAACTTGTAATTTACTCATATTAGATAGCCAATGCAATTCCTCTCATATCTCTTAATACTGGCGGATATGCTGAATTAGTTCCTTTCATTACTATTTTAAGTTGGAATGATGTAAAGTCATGTATATCACTTGCAGAATATTTGTATTCTCTAAATGTTGTATCATCTTCAGCAGGAGTAATAGATGCGTCAGGACTTCCGTCTGTGTTAAATGGTGTCCAACTTATATCGTCAAGTTGTCTTTCTTCATCTGGTCCTGAAACTCTATAATACATTTCTACTTCAGATGTTGCTCTAATATTTGCAGTTAATCTTATGTCTAATGCCTTAGAGTTATTTTCTAAAATAACTGGTTTAGTGCAGTACACAGCAGCTGATGATGTTCCTGTGTTAGTAATGTCATCAACAAAATCTGGTGTGTTACTTGATGTAGCACTATTTAATCTATTTGAAATTGTAAAGATACTCATTCTTTGAGTATCTAATACTGGAGAAAGTTTAGTATTTGTAGTAGTCATTTCTAAAGTTGTAAAGAATGATTTACCACCAACGTTAGCAGCAATTGCTAGTGCAGTATCTCCAGACTCATTAATTTCACTTGCGACCATTTGAGGTGCTGTAAAGGCAATGTTATCGTTATTAATTACGGCAACTTTATTTGCAGCTGTTGTTAAAGTAAATTCTGATTCTGAACCGTGTATTGATTTACCTGTAGTTGTTCTTACAAAGTAATCTACATTTGTACCAGGCACTACCATTGTTTGTATACCACCTAAGTTAAGTACATCAAACAATCTATTTTGTGTTGCAGTAACAGCTGTGCCACCAATATCACCAGTAGCTGTTGCAGTTCCAGAAGTTGTTATATCGTAACTATCTAATGTAACGTTTGAAATAGATGTATATGTTCCATTAATATCACTATGAGCAATACCGTTATATGTTCCACTTGGAACACCAGCAATTGTAACTCTATTATTTGTACCATGCATTCCGTGATTTGGATGAAACACTCTAATTACTCCAGAGGCATTTGTTGTTCTTAAAGGATTAGTTTTAAGTGTTCTTGTTGGTAAAGTATCGTTAGTTAGTGTAACCGTACCTGTAACGTTACTAAATTCTGCTCTTCTTAATTTAAATTTCATATCTTCATTTTGTTCAGCAGACCATGTCATACCGTTTTGAGATTTAAACATCACACCAGCATATGGTTGTGATGATATTGTTCTATTTGAGTCTAATGATGTTTCACCTATTCTTGCTACGTAAGCATTATAATCTTGTGAATTAGCCATTACAACAAAACAATACTCTACATTGTTTTGTATATAAACTGGACTAGAGAATGTAAATTTAGTTGCAGTTGTACCATCTGTACTTGTATTTACTGAACCAGGATTTAAAGTAACTTCTGAGAATGGTAATATTTTTTGACCAGGATAACCATTTACAACATTTCGTATCTGTACTGTAACTGGAATACTACTATCTTTTGTTTGAAAGAATAAATCTATTGAAGTTAAGAATACGCCACCCTCATCATCAATTAAAAAAGTTTGAGCAAGTGGATCGTGGTATGCAATTTGTCTTTCACTTGTTCTTGTAGATGTTCTTGTGATAGATTGATTTTCTGTTACACTTCTCATTTCAACACGAGCTTCTCTACTTGATAAAATAGTTTCTCTTACAGTTTCTAATAAACCTCTTGCAATGTATTCAGCATTTGCAGCTGTTTCCACATCCGAGTTTGTTTGACTATTTGTAGATGAACTTGTTAATCTGAATAATCTTTGACCTGTTCTCCATCTAGGATTTGCATCCACTTTTGGATCAGGTATAGCAAATGTACCTTCAACTTTACCATTTGCGTCTGTTATTAAATTACCACCTAATGATCCTCCGTCAGGCGTAACATATGAAGCAATATCTATGTTATCAAAAAATGGATAAACTCTTGTATTTGGCTTTAATCTTGTTGCAGTAAATGTAATTGTTTTACTTCTAATAAATGGAACAAATGCAACTGAAACAACTCTATCACCAATTGATGTTCTAACTGTTTCTGGTATTGCAACTGCTCTAATACCTGTTCTTGTTTGTGATACTTGTTGAGCTGTGGTTACTTCTTCTTTTGCCATGACTCTCCATCCATGACCACCTCTTTTCTTATACGTATCACCAACACGTCTTCTTTCTGTTTCAACAGGTCTTCCTGTCCATGTATCTTGCCATGAATTCCAAACTGTTGACATAGGAAACTCAGATAATTGTCCACTATTACCAGTTTGTTTTGTTAAGTTATCCCAACTACCATTAGGATTATTAATAACTAATTCTGGCGCTCTTTCTGTTTCTTTCCATTCATCACCTGGAGGTGTTAATTCGATTGCACCTATCCATGTGAATATACCAAATGGATTAACATTGATAGCTTTACTAGCATAAGGTTGATCTATCAAAGTTTGTTCTATATAAGGTAAAGTTATTAGATCACCTGTTTTAGTATAGTTTGCATTTGCTCTATCTGTTGCAATAATTTCTGTACCATCATCATCTCTTTCAATAAGTTTTACAGCGTCTTCATGGAATGTAGGTCTCATTTCACCGTTTGCATAATCAATTGAAACTTTATAATCTCTATTACCCACGTCACCAATATTGTGACCAGTAAAATTATCTACTACAAATCCATTTTTAAATCTATCAAAACCATCAGCATCTTGTATTTGTAAATTTTGTGCAGCTGTTTCTAACAACGAAAGTTGAGTGTAGTATTCAACAGTATCTATTCTACTTTCGATACGGCCGATATCTCTCATTGTATATCGTTTATTATCTACATGTTCAATACCAACTTCAGATGTATCTAAAGTATATGCAGGTAAAAATAATGTGTAGAGATGCATTGCATTATCTAACTCTCCAGGCACTCTTGGAGATGATGAACTTGCACCTTTTAAAACTTTAAAGTTACCATCTTTGTCTAAAAATATTTTATCAACTCTTCCTAAATAGTATTCAAAATCTGATCTTACGTCTGAATTAAATTTAATTGGTTGTACTACTGAAGCACCTGAACCATCAAATGATCTGTCTTGTACACCTGAATCTATTGTTGATGCATCATCAACTCTTGGTCTAAAATCTAAACTATCTCTTAATTCATATCTAACACCTGTTGTTGATGAAGTGTAAGATGGAATATCTTCGTAATCAATAACACCTGAGTATGAATCAACATCAAAGTAATCACCTGAACTGTGAGAAAAGTAATCAAAATCAATTAATAATTGTCCTGTTGGTGTTACTTCACCTGATTTTAATTTAATTCTACCAATGTCATAGAAGTTATCTCTTTGACCGTTATCTAAATCAAATCTACTTGTAATGTCTGTATCACTTGTAGTTGCAGCTGTACTAAAATCAGCGGCCATGTAAATGTTATTAATTTTGTAAACATCAGCCTTTGCTAATCCAATAGTTCCACTTTCAATTGTTGCCTGTGTTGATACAGCAAGTGTTTCATTTGAATTTAATGTTTTACCTTTTGAAGTTCCTACAGATTTGTTTATAGTTAATAATGCTTTAACGTCATGTGAAGCGTAGTTAGCACCAAAGTCAATAGTTAATTGTGTTTTAGCAACATTTAAAGAAAAGATTGCAGTTCCTTCATGGTTATTTCCTGTCAAACTTAATACATCACCTACAGCACCAGAGCCGCCAGAACCTAAACTTGTAATTGAAATAGTAAAATCATTTTCTGATAAATCAGCAAATGTTTCATCTACACCAGCAGTAAATGTTCCAATACCATCTCCAGTTAGTGATTTAATTTCATGTTTTCTAAATGTATAACTTGTATCTGAAGCATTACCATTTGCAGTTGTTCTTAATGTTTTAATATTTGTATAAGGAAGTTTGAATATAGAAACATTTTTTTCAGGTGATTGTGATTTTGCTCTTCTTCTTGTTACAATTGTTTTTGTAGAAGCAGCTGCAGTTACACTTGATAAAGTTAAACTTGAATTAGATATAATTGCCTCTACTAATTTTGTTTCTGTGTTACCACTATCATTTGTAAATGAAATTGAATCACCAACTTTTAATTCTTCAGTAAATCTTGTATTAATACCTTGTACATCAGCAGAACCTGAACCAACGTCAATTGATCCTGTTAACACTAAGTTATCTCCATATGTAGCATCTAATGCTGTATCAGCAGTAAATGTTGGACTACCAGACATTGCAACTTGTTTAACTGATGGTAAATCAAATGATGTAACACCTTTTAATCCTACAGCATCTGCTTGAATAACAGCTGTGTTACTTGAGGTGCCTCCTGTAATAGTTTCTCCAGCAACAAAGTCACCTTGTACGTTTGATATTACAACAACACCATGAGCGACTGTACCACCAGAACTCCATGCTGAAAAGCCTGAAGTATCTATCGAAGTCGTACCGTCTGTATCATATAATTCAAAGTCATTTGTGCCTGGATTTCTTACTGTATAAACGTTACCGTTTAATTCTGTCATACCTGAAACGCCAGTAATTGTAACTTGTTGACCTTCTTTAAAGTTATGTCCTGTAACTGTAACTACTCCAGGATTTGCTTGTGTAACACCTGAACCAGATATAGTTCCACTTTCTGTTGAAGAATATTCTTGTACAACACCTGTTGCACCTGATGTGCCACCTGTTACAATTTCTCCATCAGTAAATGATTGTGCAGTGGTTATATTTAAATGTTTAAACAAAACAATATCAAAAAGATAATGTCTGTAAATTGCACTGGTTAAAGATGAACTTGAAAATATGTTTGCTGATGCAGTACCAGCTGCATATTCAAAACCTCTACTTTTTGCTCTACCAATTGTAGTAATAGATGAATCTGATCCTGAGTTAGCACTACCACGTGAACTTGTAGCCACGTTATGTAGGGTTAATCCTTTAAATGGTTCAACACCTGATGCAGAAGCAATATCTGGTGTACCATAAACGTTTGTTACGTTAATATAGTTACCAATATCAAATCTTGTACTAAAGTTGTTTTGTGTATCAAAATCCCTAGCCTTATCTACATCAATATAAGTAGTAGCTATAGTATCTATTTCATATCCTTTTACATATGCTTTTCCAGGAGAAAATCCTACAGCAAGTTTAGTAGTATCGCCACCATTTGCTGATGTGTAGATACCTCTATTATTACCTAATGCTAAATGTTCTCTAACATCTATGTCAAATGGTTTTACAATATAGTCACCAGACTCGTCAAATGTTCTTCTTGCCAAAGTATCTTCTAAAACAGCGTACTCAGTTGATCTTACTTGATTTTGTAAAGTACCACTTGATAATCTTAATAATTCATAAAAGTTATTATCTTCAGTACTTGTTAAAGTTTTTTTAGCTAGTGTTAATTCTATTTTAAATCTATGAGCACCAGGTGCGTTTGTATTTGAAACACCTTGTGCATTATCATTTAAACTTGTGTCATCACCAGGTGTTACAAAAGATTCTGTAACCGTTAAACCTACTCTATAACTTGGAGTATTTGTATATTTGTCTAAGATTAATGTTTGAGCAGAAACTTGAACATGAAAACCATTAATGTAGTAAACACCTTGTTGTATTTGTGCAGCTGAACCAGTTGCAGTTGTATTTACAACAGCTGTATCACCCGATGAAGCAGTTAATGTTTCACCATCTGAAAAAGCAATTGTTGTATTATCTGTTCCGTTTGAATTAAAATACTTTACAAATAAAGTGTCTGGATCAGTACCATCAGTTGCAACAGCATTTACTACTTTTGCAGTAACTAATGATGTGCCACCTGTTATAGTTTTACCAATATAATCAGCGATTGTTGAATTTGATTTAGATGTTAATTTAACAGCATAGTAATTTAAATCATATCCAATTTCACCTGGAATGACCATTGCACCTTTATCAAAAAGATGATCTGATAGTCTTTCTATTTGATTTTGTATTTGAGTTTGGGATTGAGTTAATTCTCTAGCCTGTACAGCAAATGCAGGTCGAAAAAGAATACGGTGAAACTTTTTTGACTCTGTAAAATCGTCATAATAAGGACTGACATTAAAATCAGTTGGACTTGGCATATATTTCCTCTATATTAAAACTCAATGATTAATTTTATATTTTCTGTTTGATCAGTTGCTCTTGTAATTTTTGTTCTGTTTTCAACATAGATAATGTCACCTGAGTCATGTTGTAATTCTGGAGCAGCATAACCTGAAGTAAATGTTACATTGTTTACTGTTCCACTTTGAGATGTTTCTGGTGTTCCAGTTGCACTTGAACCTTGACCAGTAATTACGTTTGCACCTGAAAATGCAGTTACATTTCCATTACTATCAGCACCAGCATCATTATGTCTTGTCTGAATGTAATATAAAATACCGTTTACAGAATCCCACTCTACAACTTTACCAACAGCACCTGTAGTTGCTTGATTGATTTCTTCATCAGCAGTAAATGTGCCTGGAGTTGGAGAACTTGCAATCTTCACAGCATACGTTCCTCTTAGTGTTGCAGCTGAAGCAGCTGTTCCACTTGCATTGTTTGGATCCTTAATTAAAGTAATTTTTCTAAAATCGTTTGCAGCTGTAAAGTCACCTGAATTTGTACTTTCAGTTCCTTCTAAAGAAGTATTTAACATTACAAAAAAACCACCTAATTCTTCTACAGCATTTTTGCCATGACCACCTTTTGGTGGAATAATAACATCTAGTTCAGCGCCTGATCCAGCACCACCAGCATTTGTTGCTGTAATTATATCAGCGTTTCTAATATAACCAGATGTATATCCTGAACCTCTTGTTGTAACTGTAACTGCTGTAATAACACCTGAAGTTAAAGTTACTGAAGCAACTCCTCCTGTACCATCACCTCTTATTGGTATAGCAGTTATTGTTCCTGATGTTGCACCACCTGAAACTGTATATGCAGAACCACCAGCTTTAATTTTAATTACATCTAATGCACCATCAGTAGCAGCTGCCGAAACAGTTGAATTTGTAGATACACCCATAAAATCTGTAGATAAAAAGTTTGCTTGTTCAGATGCTGAAAGTGTGTACATGTACTTCCATTTATAATCGTCTGAAGTAGTAATTACTGAAGTTGATGTACCTGATGGTTTTTCAGTAGATGTACCATTATTATTATTATCTAAACATTTGTAAACATTGTAATCTTCAGTTACAACATAAAAAGTTGAGTCAAATAAAGTTGTTGCACCACTATTTGATGTAACTTTTGTTGATGTGTTACCAGTTACATATTCTTCATAGTCGTGTCTGTAAATATCGTAAACTGTTCCTGATGTCCAATTTCTTCTAGGTATTACAAATGATACATTTGAACCTGTAATTTTCTTTGCAGCTAATAGATCATCATAGTTTTTAAATTCGTTTAATACACTATCTGCTGGTGTAATTGGTGCAGACTCAGTTCCTTCGTAGTCTGTTCTTCCGTCTGGTCTTGTTAAAGTACCAAATTCTTGTGCTCTACCTATTCCTAAGTAGTAAACTGTCGGAGAAGCCTCAGAAAATGATTCCTGAAACTGTTCCGCATTGTTCATTCTAAATTTGTTTGTTATTATTGCTGGCATTTCTTATTCCTCATTTATATTTATAATCATTTTTATTACGTTCCTGATCCAAATAATGTTTTAACTATTGTACCTGACGAGTTTAAAATATCAAGTCTTACGGCACCTGACAACTCAGATGATGTGATAGTATTTGCTTGAATAGATGCAGTACCCGTAACATTGCCTGATCCATCAAAACTTGCAGACGTCCACACTACATCTCCTGTCATACCTATTGTTCGACCTGTGGCTAATGTAGTTGCTGTAGTAGCACTTGTTGCTGTAGTAGCACTTGTTGCTGTAGTAGCACTTGTTGCTGTAGTAGCATTACCTGTAACATTACCTGTAACATTACCTGTAACATTACCTTCTAAATTTGCGACAATAGTTCCTGCAGTTATTGTTAAATTACCTGTATCAGAAGCTGTGGCAGTTGTAGTACCTAAAATAAACTTATCTGCTGACTCATCCCAAGCGATTATGGCATTATCTCCAGTAGAGCCTCTTTCAATAATAATACCAGAGTCATTTGCATTTGATGATACACCTGAGTTTAACTCTAATAAATTATCTGTAACTGTAGTATTTGTAGATGATACTGTTGTTGTTGCACCATTAACTGTTAAGTCACCTGTAACTGTTACATCATTAGCAAAAGTTAAGTTACCTAAATTATCTCCTGAAATCCAAGTTGTAGTTGTTGAACCATCGTTACCAGCTATTTTTAATTGTCTATTGCCAGTAGCTGAATCTGCATCAACAACTCCAATAATTACATTACCATCACCAGTAGTAAGGGTCTGACCGGCACTTTTTCCAATAAGTGTATTATAATGAGCAGCATTTGTTATTGCAGCACCAGCTAAACTTCCAATTAATGTGTTAAAGGATCCTTCAGTAATTGAATCCCCAGCACCAGAACCAATCATTGTGTTTCTTGTTGCAGTAGTTAATTGTGTACCAGCATCTTTACCAACTGCTGTGTTATTATCTCCAAGAGTAATTGCATCTAAAGCTCCAATTCCAACACCAGTATTATTCTCGGCAGCGTTTAAAGTTCCTGTTGTTGCATTACCAATTAAAATTGAATCTGTAAAGTTAGTACCACCAATTTTTAACCAATCACCTGTAGGTGAGTTAATTTCAGGACTTGTTAAAGTCTTATTTGTTAATGTTTCTGTTCCAGTTAAAGTGACAAAACTTGCACTACTTAAAGTTGATCCGTCACCAAATGAAGTATAGATTTCATTAAAGTTGTCGTTAATTAAATCACCAGCGGCTCGAAGTGTTGTACCTGTGCCGTCATTTGCAATTGTTCCGATGTTTATTGTTTGTTTTGACATAACTCTCTCTTACTATTTATATGTTATCCTGCATCCATTGTAACATTAGTATTATCAAATGTTGTTGTTGTTTCATCCATTGTATTTTGTGATACATCGCCTATTTGTGCAGGAATTGTAAAGTTTGTTTTAAGTTTTCTTCCTTCTTCACTTGAAGTCATTAAAAAGATTGCATTTGAACCATCTAAAGATGTTCTTGTTCCTTGTACTTTAATATCATTTAATATTGCAAAAGTAATACCACTACTACTTAAACCTGAATTTGCAGTAACTCCAAATGCAGTATTAATAAATCTGTTTAAAACACCAAATCTTGGCCCAGCATATGCAAACCCTTGTCTTACATTTGTTAAACCACCTAATGAGTTAGGTAAGTTTCTTCTAACTCTACTTACATAATCTATATGTATAGGTTGTGTTTTTAAAGTAACATCTCTTGTTGTTTTATCAAACTGTGTAATTGTTCCATCATCTAAATCAGCTGATACACCTAATTTTGCATTTGCTCTTAATGTAGTACCATCGGTTTCAGTTCCTAATCTACGACCAACAATTGTAGAATATAATTTAGATAGAACTGATCTTAGTATTTCTGTAATACCAGAATTTATACCAGTGACTCTTCTTACTTGTGCATTTAATCTTGTTTCTACAGAAATCTCACCTTGAAAATAAAAACCAGCAGAGTGAAGTGTTTTAATGTAACTATCTCTCCATTCATTGATTGATCTTCCAACTCTAATAATGTATGAGTAGTCCTGATACAACAAACTATCTTGTATTCTCATTGTATCTTCAGACACCCAACCATCTTCATTTAAAAAAGTACCATCAGTTGTAATTGTTGCTGAAACACCAACTGTAGCTGTGCCTTGTTGCAATCTTCTTATTGTAGCTGTAGCACCACCAGATCCTGTAATTGTTATATCTGTACCAAATGTGCCTGAGGCATCAGATAATTTTAAAACATTTGTATTTGTGTTAAGTGAAACTACTGTTGCAGTTATTGTAGAAGAACCATCCGAACCTAAACCTGAAACACTTTCACCTATAGTAAAAGCACCCACTATATCTGAAACTAAAAGATAAGTTGGAAGAGTCACAGTTGGTAGTGGAGAAGCTTGATAATTATAACCAGCCTCTACAACGTTTATTGTTAAAGCTCTTCCTATTTCAGATCCGTATGCTAAAACTTTTGCACCAGTACCAGACGTTGAACTTATAGTTAATGTTGGTAATGAAGTAAATCCATTTCCATTATCAATCATTCTTACGTCTGTAATATCTCCGACACCTGTACCACTTTCTTGTACAACTTTGTCTCCATGATATGGATCACTTACAGTAGTACCACCTTCTAAAATTAATTGACCATCTCCTGTTCCATCTTCTAATGTAACGCCACCATTAACCACAGAAACTTTTGCTGATGCATTACCTGAACTAAAGTTAACAACATCACCCATTTCGTATCCTGTACCACCATCGTCAATTACAACTTCTTGTATAGAACCTGGTCCAACTGGTCCTATTTTTAATGAAGAGCCTGTACCTCCAGCTGTAAGTGCAATATCATCACCTTCATTATATAATGCACCATCATTTGTAATAATCTTATTATCAATAATACCTGTAATAGTAACAGATACAGTTACATCTGAGTCTGTATTGTCAACACCTGTAATTGTTTGACCAGCAATAAAAGTACCATTTACAGACGTATCTCCTAAAACTAATTCAACAACAGTGACACCTCCAATAATAAATTTAAATACATCTTCAACTACAGCTGTGGCCTGATTAATAGATGAACTTGTTGGATTATTTGCTTGAGTTATTGTTTGTCCTACAAGATTTGTAGCGTCTGAACTTCCTATTTCTAAACAACGTAATATTTTTTTTGTATCCCATTTACCATCGGATACTCTTAAAATATTATCTTTTGGATATCTTATTTCTGCCTGTTCATTAAATAATAGTTTAAAGAATATTTCACTTGCACGTTTTGTACCTTTTGCTTGATAAAGTGATTTAATATTTTTAATTAGGTTTCTTTTGTTAACATCATCATCTAGTGTATCAGGTATAGAAGTTAAAAATGAATTTCTAAATTTGGTTAAAAATCCTGATATAGTTTTATCCACATCAGCATAATCTAAAAGTTGTTGTATGTTTTGAACTGGATTGGCTCTGTACTTGCCAATATTTGCCTGAGCACCTGAAGATGAACCTGTAATTAATTCACCTTCTATAAATTTATTTTGATGTGTAACAAATAAACGAGAACCTGTATCTACATCTTCTACTAATATTGTAGCAGTAGCGCCTGATGTGGCACCTGTAATTAATTCACCGTTTAAAAAATCACCGTATGATGTATCTTCTAAAAGTATTCTATCTGTAGAATCATCTTTGTTTACATTTGTACCATCTAACAATATAAAGTTTGTTGCACCAGTGGCACTATCTAATTGAAGATGATCTGGATCACCAATGTTTGTTAAAGTAATTTCTGCTGATTCTAAAAGTTGATAATATGCTTTTACAAAGTCTAAAAATAATGGATGATCTTCAAGTACAAAATCAGGTACTTGTGAATTTAGAAGATTTGATATTTTATCTTTAAAGTCGGCCATTTCATTTAATAACTACTAGTCGTGGTATAACCAATACCAGCGTTTGCTGAGCCTCCAACTAATGTATCAGCCTCTACTGTGACCGAACTATTTGCAACATCTATTTCCAATATTTGATTTCGTATTGGAACTAAATCATTTGAATTTGGTTTTACTGTGATTTCAATAACTGTTGAAGCTGCACCCCTTATATTTTCTATGTTTGAAACATTTAAGGAATTTACTTCAACTAAACCTGTTAAGTAATTAATTGTGCCTTGTGTACTATTAGCATATGACCTTACAGAACCATCCATTCTATATCTTCTTACATTACCTTGACCATCATCATCTAAAAACCAAACGTTTGTGGAATCACCATCTATTTTAAATCCTGTTGAAGATAATATGCCGCCTTCAGCAGAAGCGTGACCACTATGAGGATTATATAATGCATTTGCAAAGTTAATTGTATATTTTGTAGAACTGCCAATTGTTGGTACAAAAGATTTTCTTAAACGTACTGTAGTTATATTTGATAAAATACTTTCATCTGTATCATCAATTAGACCTGTAAGTTTTGAATGTCTAAAGATTGTATCAAACTTTTGTAATGTGTTTGAATTGTAATTCGTAATAGTTGTTATTATATCAGATTTAATTGTGTCTGCTACTTTTGTTGTTGATTTTTCATCAAACTTAACTGTTGAAGTTAATAAAACATTTGTAATTTCTGGATCAATAATAACTGGTGTAACTGAAGCAACAGAATATTTTTTTAAGTCTGTTACTATTCTTGCCTTTGTTGACTCAGTAAGATTAGAGCCACTTGTTGGTAAAATAGAAATATAAACTCGACCATAAAAAGGTGTTTCAGCGTTTTCACCACCCCAAGCAGAAACTGATTGTGTATTTGCATAGAGTTGTTTTACTTTTGATTTATAATCTTCTATTGTTACAGCTCTATCTTGTGATGAATAAAAATCGGGAGTGTTTTTCTTTATACTTTGTAATGACTCTGGTTCAGCACCACCTTGTGCTGATGAATTTACTGTAACGGTGATGTCTGTAAATCCTGAAATTGAACCTGCAAGAGTAAATGCTGTAGCTCCATTTGCTTCTGTTTTATTGGTTACAACATAACTTACATTTATAATATTTCCATCATCTAATTTTTTACCAATTACACCATCACCAAAATAAATTTCGTATTGACCATCCTCTGCTTCTTGTAAAAAGAAGACTTTTGATGTGCCATCTAATTCTGTAATTGAGGTTGCTTTTGTATAAACATTTGTAGTAACATCAGCAGCACTATTTTGAATTACAACCTTAATTGTAGTTGTATCAACCCTATCACTTGAGATTAAAAATCTTTGATCAATGTCTTGTTCATCATAAGTGTAGTTGTAACTTACATAAGTTCCTTCATAAACATTTAAACTTTGTGCAGTATAAACTCCATCAATAGGTTGAACTGTGTTATCAGCAACTGTAACAAACGAATAGGTAAGATCATCTATTGATGATGTAAATTTTGTACCTGCTGGAATTGTTATTGATGATCCTGTACCATCGTTAATAACTAATTTCAAATCAGCAATTGGTGCTCGAGCAGAGTTAGGTGTGTAACCTACTAATTTAGCCAACGATGCCACACTTGATCTCAACTGTGCTGTATCTAAAAACATTTCGTTGGCAACAAAGTTAGCATTGTAAGCCAAGTAGTGTGTATTGTAAGCAAGTAAGTCTAATAAAATTGCTAGTGAACTTCCTTCAAAATCGTAATCTTTAAATTCGTTTTGATTTGATAAAAATCTTTTAAGTGAACCTTTTATATTTTCAAAATCTAATTCTGATATGTCTAGTCTGTGTGAACTCATTTTATCTTACTCTTTGTAAAAATGTTGATACTGAAACTGGTGCTTCTGTTCCGTTTATTAAAAACGAAACCATAATATTTAATCCATTGTTTTCTTCGTCATTTTGAACCACAACATCTTCTACTGAAACTCTTGGTTCATATTTTTCAATTGCCATAGCAACTCTATCTTTAATGATAACTAATAATGGTTCAGTTATATTTTCAAATAAGAAACCTCTTAAATTACATCCAAAGTCTGAGTTAAAAGGTCTTTCATATTTGTTTGTTAAAATTATATTTTTAACAGCTCTTTTAATTGCCTGTATATCAAAAACTTTTGCAACATCCTTTGTAGCAGGATTTTTAGTAAAACTCAAATTTAAATCACTATAGATTCTATTTGATCTTTTACTCTTATTAGTTGTTGTTGCATCATAGTTTGAGTAGGCCATATCAATATTTATATGAATTATCTGCCGTTTACTAAAACGTTTAAGGATCCAGAGATCATTGCACCACCATCAGCACTATCACCTACACGTCCCCAAGGTATACCGCCTATCAAAACACTTGGTGAACCTTGATTTAAAACTGCTGGGTGTGAAATACATTTTGGCGGGTCACCAGGGATTAAAATAGTATGAGGTGATGTAGGAGTGCCTCTTACAGCACCTATAATACCATTTGCTCTAACTGTTCTTACTAAAGATATTGCTAAAGTAGTAATTCCATCACATCCGTGACCTGTAGTTAATGGATCGCCCTCTCTAACTGCCATATTCTATTTTCCTTGCCCGTTATACGCTTTCCAACTACGTCTTTTTGATTTATTCATTGATGAAAACTTTGTACTTCGTTTTTTCTTGCCTAAAGATGACTTTTTATAGTTTTTTTCTCTAGGAACAAACGTTTTACTCATTTTTGCCATTATCTACCTATTTTCTTCTTTCTACCCATCGGTAATTGGATTGAACTTATGATTTTTTTGCCTTTTTTGCTAATATATTCATAACCAATCAATTGATTTTTAAAATTTTCTTGTACAGACTTAACAGCCTTCTTAAAACTTGTATCTTCTTTCTTTTCTTCTTGTCCTGATTCGTTCCAGAACAGAAATTCACGCATTTTTGCCATAATTTCCTCAATTTTTAGTTAATTTTCTACTATTTATAACGGTTTTTGTTCTACTTTTGTTCTATATACGCCAGAATGCCGACAAGCTACGGAAGAATCGGACAAATATTCCATTTTTTTGTTGATTTTTACATAAAAATACGGTATATTAATAGTATATGAAAAACAAAAACACAAATATGAATATGGCAATTGTTAGAAACGTTGCATATAGACAAATCAATAAAATAAACAAAAACATAAAAGAAATTATCGAAGTTGATAATGAACTTTTAGATATAATTAATATTAATATGAAAAATGCTATTAATAAAATTATACACGATTACAAAGTATATCAACAAACTGGTGTATATAAAATTAAATAATGAAAGGAAACACTATGAAAGACAAAATATCAATGATAAGTTTTATGATTTTTGTATTCAGTATGTTTTTTGCTGCTGGTGCCATTGAAGAAAATCAATTTTTTATGGGTGCCATGTTAGTATTGACTGGAATACTTACTGGAACATTAACTGCTGTATTACAAAAATAATGAATAATAAACAATTAAAAACTGCAATTAAAAAACTTGAAAGAAGACTTGCTTATGGAAACAAATTACTTAAAACAAAATCTTTATTTCAAGTAATACAAATAATGAAAACTAAAAAGGACAAATAACACTATGATAAAAGTATCACAAAAATGTAAAACACTTGAAGAAGGCATTAAGTTTATGATGGCTGGTGCCAAAGCTGACTATGTTGCAATGTCAACTAGTTATGGCAAAAAAGAACTAACTGGTTATTCATTAGAACAAACTAGTTTATGGGATAAAAAAACAAAAATATCACAAGGTAAAAAGTACATTAAAGTTGTACAAGATACTGGCGTTTTTTGTTTTATCGTAAAAGAAGATTTTAAACATTTTAAAAAAGGTGATATACTAAAGGCCGCTGGTTATAATAAACCTGCTTTAAACTCACCAAGAGGAAATGTATTAACAGGTAACTATCCAATTCAATGGACAGGACCTTTATATTTAAAATAACTAATAGGGAGTAATATTATGACAAATGAACAATTAAGAAATGAAATTATTGAAGTTGCAAAGAAAGTTGGTGCTACAGATGTTAACGTAGTCTGTGGTACTTTGTTTTGTAAATTTAACAATAGTATTGCCCATACAATGTCTGATAATCTTAAAACTGTTTTACAAAAGTTTTTTGACAAACGTAAACCATATGATACGTTAGTTAAAATGTCAGGTGCATTGCCTGATAATGAATATGCTTATGACTTTATGCCTGTGGTAGATTTTAGATTAAATGAATACGGAATTTAGAGTTACCCTTTAAGGGTTATTTTTCCTTACCGAGAGTTCTCTTTTGTTTTTGTTAATTATCTCTCGGTGAGGTTTTTATTTTATTTTACTTGTGTAATTGCTTCTTGTGGATTAGCCAAAGGCACTAAACCTAAATCAGTTAAGTAACCTCTATTACTAATTGCTCTTTTTGAAGTAAACTCTTTAATATATTCATCAATACCAGGTATGACACCTTTGTGTTGATTTTTTACATAAAAGAATAATGGTCGACTTATTGGATACGAACCATCTTGTATGGATTGTTTTGATATTGATTTACCATTGATTGAAGCTGCTCTTAATTTGTCTTTGTTTGCGTCATAGTAAGAATATCCTAATATACCAAAGTTATTAGGATCAGCAACAATTTTATTAATAATCAAAGTATCGTTTTCACCTGCTTCTATAGCAGCACCATCTTCTCTTAATAACGTACAATCTTTTTTGTTTGCTTCTTTAATTTCTTTAGGACATCCTTTTGACATCACTAAACTATTAAACGCATCCCTTGTACCTGAAGTTGGTGGTGGAACGAGTACCTGAATTTTAATATCTGGTAAACTTGAATCTATATCAGACCATTTTTTAGGTAAAGAACCTTTTGCTGATAAGGCCTGCCATAGTTGTTCTTGTGTAAAGTTTATAGGTTCATTTTTAAGTGAACGAATAATTGCAATACCATCTAAACCCACAATCACTTGTGAAATATCGGTAACACCATTTTCAAAACACATCTTTTTTTCTTTTGGTTTTATGGCACGTGAAGCGTTTGTCATATCAGGTGTATTTACACCAATACCTTTACAAAACAATTTCATACCACCACCTGTACCAGTCGATTCAATCACAGGTGTTTTAATACCCTTTTTACCTACTTTTTCTGCTACGACTGTTGAAAATGGAAATACGGTTGAAGAACCAACAATTGATATTTGATCCCTTGCATATGATATAGTTGTCATCAAACTCATTATAAAAACTAATAATAATTTTCTCATTTAGGTTTCCTATGTTTTACTTTAGAGATACGAGCAATAATATGCTCAATAGTATTTAACAATAGGAAACCGACTGTAACAAAAGTTTAATATGGATAAGGTCCAACAATTAATGCAAACGCAACTAATAATATAATAAGTGTTCCTGTAACGTAGTAATTCATAGGAAACCTCCTATCTATTTTTTAATAACAGTTTTAATTTTTCGTACCAATAGATACCACCTTCTCGTAGGTCTTCATTGGCCGTTCTTAATTTTTCTAATCGTTTGGTTAAGTCTTTTAACGATTTTTTATCTAACGTCTTTTTACGTTCAACTAACTTTTCTAATTTACTGATTACATTATCTATACTGACACAAGTATGATTAGGTATTTTAGGTGCCTTTTTCTTTAAAGACGTAAGTGTAATCTTCTTAGGCTGTTTAGGCATAAGTGTAAGTCCTCTTGTGGGTTAATTCAACAATGTTCGGAAGTAAAAAAAATATAAAATTATTAATAGTATTATTTATTATAGAGATAGGTTTTTCCTGTAAGTTGTTCTATGTCTTTTATCATTTCTTCCATATTAACTCTTACAGTTTTTCCAGTCAATTTATTTACTGACAAATATTCCCATTCACCATTTGCATTGTGAGGAGAGATTTTTGTTTCATTACCAGATTCATCTTTTACATACATCGCTGCTTTTTGTTCATAACCTGTAGCTGATGATGATGTGGTTTGCACATATAAATTACTTGCTGATGATGCTTGTTCAAGTTGAGCACCCCAAACTAAAAAGTTTGTTGCTGTTTGTGATTTGTCTCCATTGCCTGATATAACAATACGAGCTCCACCTGAATTAAGATTTGTTGCTGTTGCTGTAAAGGTATGACTAAATCGTTGCCAAGTTCCATCAAGTGTATAACTTATGGTTGTTATATCACCTGAATTATTATAATAACCTAGTCCAACCGTTTGACCACTTGTTCCTTTTACATATAATGAAAACGTATAATCATTTCCACTTGTGTAGCTCATATAAGCTTGTTGAATACGACCACCAGAAATACGATCTGCTGTTGTGTTACCATTTGGATCAGTCCCATCATTTGCTGTTACAACACCAGCTGCAGGTGCACCTACACCAGCATCTAACCATGTTCCACTTTGATCAAATTGCTCTGAATACAATGCATAGTTTGTAACACCACTTCCACTATCGGCATCTTTTGAATAGATAGAAGCACTCTCTGCTGTAATTGCTGGTTCTGAACCTACTCTTATTATACCTGGCATAAATCTCTCTCTTTACTATATTTATAATCTATCTCTTTACTATATTTATAAGAAATCCGCACAGTTAACATTAAGAAAATTAAAGATTAGAATTTGTTGGTTCTGTGCCATTAAAATTCCATAACACTCTTTGGCCACTATTAGTTTGTGTTTGTAGTGTATTAAAGTCTTTACCACCAGCTGCTGTGATTTTATCTAATATAGGTTTAATTCTTTGTGACATATCAGAAATTACTACACCATTATATTGCCTAATAAAACTTACTAATTCAGTTACAATAGAAGTTTGAAAAACACCTTGACCTAGATTCCAAGCACCTAATAAAACTGTCGCTGCTGTATATGAATTCCAAAAAGCAGTAGTAGGTAAAATACTTGATATAGGTTCTACCATAAGTTTTCTACCAAAGTACCCTTTTAATAAATCCAATTCTTGTTTTGAAATAATTTTTGGATTTTGATTATATGCCCATAAAGCACCACCATCTAAAACATTTGAAGGCACACCACTAAATGGTGCAGCTGGGTTACCTGTATGTGTTATATCGTTTGGATTTTGTCCATAGATAATTGCAAAGTAGGCCGCTAATTGAGAACCATTATAATAGTTTGCATTATCTATTACATCTTTTACATCTTGTAATGCTGTTGCACCATCAACTGAACTATCATCTGCTGGTTCTGAAACATCTTGTTCACCAGGAAAAGTTGCTGTACAACGGCCGCCTCTATAGTCATTATCATAATCACCCCAAGTAGAATGGTCTGAACCTAAAACTTGTTCAACACCTGTTACACCAACAACACCTAACTGTCTTGTAATACAACTTAAATCTCTTGTTCTTACTTCAGTATAAAAATTAAAACCGTTATGTCTAAAACCTGTTGTAATACCTAATGATGCTTCTAATTGTTCTGGTGTTAAACCGGTACTTAAAACTTCTGTTCCTGTAATTCTCATTTTAGGAGTTTCATAACCACTACCTAAACTTGAAATAGTATATTGTCGTAAAGGTTTTGCAACACCACCATATAAACTATCTAATACGACACGACTACTATAACTTGCAAAAGGGTCACCTACACTAGCCATAGTTACAGAAACTTCAGCGCCTGAGCCTGAACCTGTAGTATCTACAATTGATACTGTAGGTGTTCCAATGTAATATCCAGCACCAGAACCAGTTGTTTGTGGAAAGTCTGCAACCGCCATAGGTACTTGGTCATTACCATAATCAGAATACGGTGTAGCAGGTGAAGTAATATCTATTGTTGTTTGTAATTGTGGGTCAACAGATGACGGCACTGAAACTTGTAAAGGTATTGAATTAGAAACGGTAAATGAATAATTACCTGAACCGTCTGCTGTTGTGGTGGCTACGACTTCACCTGAAGAAGGATTTTTTAGTAATACAAGTGCATTAGCAGATGTTGTACCTGATACTGTTTTGTTTCCGTAATTAGTTGTGGGAGTGACTGCTATTGGCATAATAACCTCTAACTAAAGTTTTTGCCATTACTAAATCCGTAGAATGTAGAACCGTCAGTCGTTAAGAAAGTGACCATATTAATATGATTTGCCGTTGTTGATATATCTAAACCTAAACCACCTGCTGTATAAAATCCTGAAGATGTAATTGTACGACTGCCTGTACCGTCTTGTGTTAAAATAACCAAGACCTTATTCTTAGAAGAATAATCTGTTTTAACATTTGAAAAGGTAATAGAAGTAATATTGGCGTCATGTGCTACAACATGGACACCGTAATTAAAATCAATATCTAACACACCACCAGAGATACTGACAGTTTTAACACCACCTGTATCTGTAATGGGTAATTTAGTACCTAGTGTTTGTTCTAAATGGGAACGACTCATTTATCTCTCTCTTTACTATACTATATTTATAAGAAATCCGCACAAGTTATCACTCAAGTTACTCGAAGTTTTGCGAAAAATTTTTTGCGTTATATACTAAACGATTCCCCACAGCCACAACTAGACTTACTATTAGGATTCGTAATTACAAACTCGCTTTTAAAGGCCTCATCTATATAATCTAATTCTGTACCTAATAAGTAAAACTCTAAATCCTTTGATATTAATAAAACGTTTTCTAATAACATATCATTGTCTTCCTTATCCTCTGTAAAAGACCATTCATAATTAAAACCTGCACACCCACCTCCCTTTACATCTAAACGTATGTAACGAGATTTGTTTTTCAGTTTAACTTGAAATAGACGCCACTTTGCTGTTTCTGTAATTGTAATCATACTAGCTCTAGCACTTTCCTCTGGGACTCAACATAACTATGTATAAGATTAGAACTCCTTAGAGATAGCCATGTTAGGTTGTTCTTTACAGTCTTCGACCGCGGATGCGATTTTCTCTACATTATCTACTTTACAAGATACCGACACTTTGACACATCCGACTAATAGCACAAAAAATAGCACGAAAAAAATTCCTGTATATGAGGCTAAGGTTTTGCCTTGAGTTTGCCGCTTCGATATATTCATATGTTACTTACTACTTTTATAGATTAGAAAGCCCAGCCAGTTTTAATAGTGTTTAAGTTAGTCTTCGCCTAATTATGGTCAATTGGGTTACCGTATGTGTGATACTCTTGTTGAGCACTTCTTGTGGTCGTTGTCTGTGATGATTCTATGATTTTATTGGCACTAATGGTTAACTGGCCTGTAGCGGCCATAGTAATGTCTTTACCTGCAAATAGATTAATATCACCACCTACTGTTTGAGGACCGTTTTGTGATGTAAAGGCAGATACATTGACGTTACCACCTTCTACTTGTATATTGACATTTGCATTAGGACCAATCTGTATATCATAGTTGTTACCTGTTTGGCCGTCTGCGTTAATAATGACTTTATGACGGCCACCTAATGTGACATCAGAGTCTCCCTTAATGTAGACCTTATTGTTCTTTTCGGTTATCGTATAGGTTGAATCTTTGTTAATTGTATTTCGTGTACCTGCGGCCGTGATTTCTGTTTCTGTACCACTGTGATGATAAAGCAATATACGTTCTTTGTCTGGTGTATCATCAAATTCAAATAGATGGCCGCTTTCTGTTTCATATACATGATTGTAAGGATATTCTGCGGCGTAAGTGTTTTCAGGTAAGGACCATATATCACCTTCAGAAGCAGTATCAAATACGGCCTGTATTGTGGCCGTGGGTATGTTTGTATAATTTGCAGCACGTAAGGCCTTTCTTGCTTCAAGTGTAATAGACGAATCATCTGCGTCATTCCGTGCTAGTCTATTAACATCATGTTGAGC